ACTAAACCAGTAATGATCATAGCTGGTTGTGTTGCTCAGGCTGAAAATCAAGAAGTACTTAATAGAGATCCATATATTGATATTGTTATTGGTCCACAATCATACCACAAAATTAATCATATTTTAAAAAATCATATTACTAAAAAAAAAATTGACGAAACAGAGTTTGATTCAGTTTCAAAGTTTAAATATTATGATGGAATAGAAAACAAAAATAATAGTGTTTCTGCTTATTTAACTATACAAGAAGGTTGTGATAAGTTCTGTCATTTTTGTGTTGTACCCTATACACGCGGACCAGAATATTCTCGACCATTTAATCAAATTTTAGATGAAGCAAAATATTTAGCTGATAATGGTGCAAGAGAAATAATTTTACTTGGTCAAAATGTGAATGCTTATGATCAGAAGATGTTCATGAAGAGAGAGAACATTGCTGATCGTGGTATATGGACTGCTAAGAAAAGATATATTTTAAATGTGTGGGATAGTGAAGGAGTTAGGTATGAAGAACCTAAGTTGAAGATGATGGGTATTGAGGCAGTTAAATCCTCAACACCTGCCCCTTGTCGTAAGATGATTAAAGATGCTCTTCAACTTATGATGAGTGGAACTGAAGATGATGTAATTAATTTTATTGAGAATTCTCGTAAAGAATTTAAGAAACTTCCACCAGAAGATATATCATTTCCACGTTCTGCATCTAATGTTGAAAAGTATAAAGCACATGCTACAATATATGCAAAAGGAACTCCTATACATATACGGGGTGCATTATTATACAACCATTATGTTAAAAAGCATAAGGTGGATAATAAGTATTCTCTTATCCAAAATGGCGAAAAGATTAAGTTCTGTTACCTGAAGAAACCTAATATTATTCACGAGAATATTATTTCGTTTATTCAGGATTTTCCTTGTGAAATTGGACTTGACAAGTACATAGATTATGACTTACAATTTGAGAAAGCCTTCTTGGAACCACTTAAAGCAATCTTAGATGCTATTGGGTGGAATGTTGAAAAAACTGTAAACCTCGAATCCTTTTTTACTTAAATGGACTTACCTGTAGACGACAAAGAACTTGCTACAATTATTAAAGCAATGACTCTTGGTGGTGATACTGCATTGTATCAGAAACTTAAATTAGTTAAAGAAACAAGGGATGCAAATCCTGGTGGGCCTTATAAGAAAATACTTCGTGAATCTCATGGTATGGTAATCTAATGTTTTTTGAAAAAGTTAGTCTTGTGACTGGAGGATTTGATCCACTCCATAGTGGACACATATCCTACTTTAAGAGAGCAAAAGATCTCTCTAATTATTTGGTGGTTGGACTTAACACTGAAGAATGGTTGACTCATAAGAAAGGACAATACTTTCAATCTTGGGTTGAACGTGCTGAAATTATTAGACATTTAGAGATGGTTGATGCGGTTATTTCTTGGGAGGATGATGAGCAGGGTTCTGCTTGTGGTGCTATTGAAAAATGTTTAGATATTGCAGAGAAAGTTATTTTCTGTAATGGAGGTGATAGAGGTAAAGAAAATACTCCAGAACTTGATAGGTTCGGTGATAATCGTAGAGTTGATTTTAGATTTGCTGTTGGTGGTGATTATAAAGAGAACAGTAGTTCTTGGATTTTGAAAGGTTACTTTGAAAGGCAGCGTAAATTATTAGGTATTTGATATGGATTTTTTAAAGGAGATTGTAAAGGAAATTGGTGATGACTTCACCCAACTCGCAAAAGACATCGACGGAGAAGAAAGATACATCGACACAGGTTCGTACATCTTTAATGGACTGGTTAGCGGCTCCATTTTTGGTGGTGTATCTACTAATAAGATTACTGCCATCGCTGGTGAATCCTCTACGGGTAAAACTTTCTTCTCCCTCGCAGTTGTCAAGAATTTTCTGGATAATAATCCTGACGGTTACTGTCTCTATTTCGATACTGAAGCTGCTGTTAATAAAGGATTACTTGAGTCTCGTGGGATTGACTTAAAGAGATTAGTTGTTGTAAATGTAGTAACCATCGAGGATTTCAGGCAGAAGGCACTCAAAGCAGTTGACATATATCTAAATACTAAAACAGAGGATCGCAAACCTTGTATGTTTGTGTTAGACTCTCTGGGTATGCTTTCCACAGAGAAAGAAATACGAGATGCTTTGGATGAAAAGCAGGTTCGGGACATGACCAAATCCCAGCTTGTTAAAGGTGCATTCCGTATGCTAACATTAAAACTTGGTCAAGCAAAAATTCCACTATTAGTCACAAATCATACATACGATGTCATCGGATCTTATGTCCCAACTAAAGAAATGGGAGGAGGCTCTGGTCTCAAATATGCCTCGTCTACGATCATTTATCTCAGTAAGAAAAAGGAAAAGGATCAGAAAGAGGTTATTGGGAACATTATTAAAGCTAAGACAGTTAAGTCAAGACTCAGTAAAGAAAATAAGGAAGTAGAGATACGTCTTTATTATGATGATCGAGGTCTAGATCGTTATTATGGTCTCCTAGAATTGGGAGAGATTGGAGGATTGTGGGAAAATAAAGCAGGTAGATATGAAATAAATGGGAAGAAGATATATGCTAAACAAATTCTTGCAAATCCTGAAGAATATTTTAAACCTGAAGTAATGCAAGCTCTTGATGAGATTGCACGAAATCATTTTAGTTATGGAAGTTAGTAGTATATCAATACCATTATTTCCTATACCTATATGTTTGTATAATTATGGTAAGGATAATCATCAATTAAATCTTTCTTTGATTGATGATATTTTTAATGAAGTTGAAAATGATTCAAGAGGAAAACAACGTAGTAATTTTGGTGGTTGGCATAGTAATGCAGATCTGGAGAATAGATATGAAAGTTTTGATCAACTGAGAAATCAAATACAAGATTCTTCAAATGATTATTGCATTAAACATGGATATAAATCTGGTTTAGTCTGTAAAAGTTTGTGGGCAAATATAAATGAATCTGGTCATATGAATGTCGGACATCATCATGCTAATTCTGCTTTGACTGGAGTTTATTACCCAGTAGAAAAAATAATTGACAATAAATGCAATTTCAACTATACTAATAAGAATCCTATTCAACCAGGAATATGGGATGGTAAGAAAGGAGGATCTGTTTACTTTCAAGATCCTTCATATGGACTAAAATCAAAACTTATCAAGGAGGAGAAACCATGTGCATATAATTTAGATGCATATTATACATACCCTGTTGCTGGACTTCTTATTATATTTCCATCATATCTAATTCATACTGTAACACCATTTACAGAAAACATTAAAAGAGTAAGCATTTCTTTCACTGCTGATTATGGAAACCGTTGAAACAATTATCTTAAAGAATCTCATTCATAATGATGAGTATTCTAGAAAGGTATTACCGTTCATCAATAAAGAATATTTTGAAGATTATAATGAGAAGATTATATTTGAAGAGATATCTAATTTTATTACTAAGTATAATAATCTTCCAACAAAAGAAACTTTAATAATTGAGTCTGAGAATAGAACTGATATTACAGATGATTCTGCTAAAGAAATTAATAAGTATATTGGATTGTTGGAAAATACTCCTACTGATGAACAATGGTTACTTGATACTACAGAGAAATGGTGTAAAGATCGTGCTATATATTTGGCATTGGTTGAGTCTATTAGTATTGCTGATGGTAACGATGACAAGAAGACTCAGGATGCTATTCCATCTATTTTATCTGATGCATTAGCAGTCAGTTTTGATAATCAAGTAGGTCATGATTATCTAAATGATTACGAAGAAAGGTATGAGTTCTATCACCAAAAAGAAGAAAAGATTCCGTTCGACCTCGAATTCTTTAACAAGATTACGAAAGGAGGTCTACCGAATAAGACTCTCAACATTGCTCTTGCAGGTACAGGGGTTGGAAAGTCTATATTCATGTGCCATGTGGCTAGCAGTGCTTTACTCCAAGGAAAAAACGTACTCTACATCACTCTCGAAATGGCAGAGGAAAAGATTGCGGAGAGGATCGATGCTAATTTACTTAATGTCAATATACAGGACATAACAGATTTACCAAAACCGATGTTTGAAGGTAAGGTACAAAACCTTGCTGAGAAAACCCAAGGCACTCTTATCATTAAAGAGTATCCTACTGCGTCTGCACATAGTGGTCACTTTAAAGCATTGCTACAAGAGTTAGCATTGAAAAAGTCATTCAAACCTGATATAATATTCATAGACTATTTGAATATCTGTGCATCTTCACGATATAAAGCCAACGGTAATGTCAACTCCTATTCATACATCAAAGCCATCGCAGAAGAACTACGGGGTCTCGCAGTTGAGGCGAACCTTCCGATTGTATCTGCCACTCAAACTACTCGTAGCGGTTTTGCTAGTAGTGATGTGGACCTTACTGACACCTCTGAGTCTTTTGGACTCCCTGCTACTGCTGACCTTATGTTTGCCCTTATTTCTACAGAAGAGTTGGAGGGGTTGAATCAGATAATGGTGAAGCAGTTAAAGAATAGGTATAATGATCCTACTGTCAATAAGAGATTTATTGTTGGTATTGATAGAGCAAAGATGAGACTATATGACTGTGAACAAAAAGCACAAGAAGATCTAGTTGACAGTGGACAAGAAGAGGAGTATACTCCTGAAGATACTAAAGTTAAAAAAACTTTTAACGATTTCAAGTTTTAAATATGACTATAGAACATTCTGATGCCTATTATGATTATAAACGCAATGATCCTAATGCAGAAAATCCTTTTACTGATCCAAAGGATAGAGCAAGAGCAGAAAGAGTTGTGTCTGGATTGCCTGGTAAAGTGAATGTAGATACTGAAAAATACCTTGAGTTTGTTCAAGGTGTAACTAGTGATGAAAGTCTTCATTATCCTTCACTCATAGCTAGAATGAGTAATTTGGAACTGGAGGATGATTGTAATGTTCCTCAATTACTTACTGCTGCACTTGGACTGACTGCTGAAGCAGGTGAATTTACTGAGGTGGTAAAGAAAATTATCTTCAAGGTAAACCATATAATGAAGATAATGTCTTTCATATGAAGAGAGAACTAGGAGATATCTGTTGGTATATTGCTCAAGCATGTATGGCACTTGATACTACCTTTGATGAAATTATTGAGATGAATGTAGATAAACTTAAAGCCCGTTATCCTGGTGGAGAATTTAATGTTCATAAATCAGAAAATCGTCAGGAAGGTGATGTCTGACCCACTTGATTTTAAAAAGGAGGGTATTGTGTTAGATTATAAAACTGCTGGTGTTGATATAGATGCTGGCAATAAATTTGTAGA